CCGCATGTCGTTCCACGAGATACCTTCCTGCAACTGTGTTCCCGCGATTCCTTTTGCGGCAGCGTTACTATAAGCGGCGTTGTAACCAAACAGGCGATACTGGCTCTTCTCCCGAATAACCGTGCTCGTAAACCCGCCGGGGCTAGACGAGATGAGGTCAAGCATCTCAGTCTGGATAGGTTTGGATATCACACCAAGACTGAAATCACCTACCCGGTCTGTTGCGGAAAAGAGACGGATACCGTCCGGACCCAAGAAGGCAACATCCCCGCCAATTTCCTGAATCGTATCTTCAGCAACACACCCCAAGTCCCGCGATACGGGCTGCAGTTGGAAGTCTGCAATGCTGTTACCAACCAAGCGGTTGATGGTGTTTTCGCTAAAAACAATCAGTTGGTCACGGAAAACAATCAAACCTGTGATGGTATCGGCTATGTTTATTATACCACCACCACTCGCACTTGTAAAGTCATCATCTTCGTATGGGGCAGAAAAAACGAGATTTTTGCCATTTCCAAGAAATACGTGGTTCTTGAAGTTTACGATGTGGCTCGAACCAGATGTGTCGGATGGAAGGGCTGTCAACTGCTCGAAGGTTGTGCCATCGAACCTGAACGGCTTACCCGTCCCATCAACAACCATCAGTTTGTCCGTACCGTCGAAGTTGTACTTGAGGAAGCGAATCTTACCCGAACCTCCAAGAACGATGCCGCCACTGCTATATGTAGCGTTGTCGGTCACCTCTGTCCAACCCGAACCCGTTGAAAAGAACAAACCATCTCCCCGTCCTGCGAACACCTTGTCGTCGTAGCGCACAATCCCGCGAACATTGCCAGAGTTGGTCACGGTATTGGTGTCGAACTTTTCGTACCCTTCGATGCGGCGGTAGCCACCAAACACGGAAGGTTCAAAGTTACGAAGAATACGTGCCGAACCCGGAGCCTGAATACCTTGTTGGAAAGGAGACAAGTTCGTGATGAGTCCGCCCTTAAACTCGAATGGGTAAGTTTGCCAACGGTCAGGCATTAGACAGCCCTAGCATATATGTTTTCGTTTACAAGAAGAGTCCGCATTTGTTTGATTCCGTCTTCGAACTTGCGGAGAGAAATGCTGGCGGATTCGAGATTGTCACGGAACATATACGAATGGTACATCGCCCCGTCAACAATAACGTGCTTAAACCGGAACGGAATTGACGGAACATCGTCGTACGCTTCGAGGTCAGCCGGGAACATAAAAAATTCATACTCGATTGTGTAGGCTGCATCAGGCATTGGAGCAACGATGATGTCACCGTCCTGCGAACGTATGATGTATTCAGGAGCCTGACCTTTGGTGGTGTCGGTTTCGTACTCTTGGTCGATGTAACGGTCGACGTATTCATCGTAGGACATCTGCTTTAAGCGTTTTGCAGACCCCACGCCAAGAGTGGTGTTCCGTGCCAAGCGTACCGTATCAAAATCTGTGTACTTGGCGTTCTCTGGTAGCGGGTAGCGCAACTCACCTGCAGTCAAGGTGATGTCGTCAGAGTTGTGGTTGAAAGGCCAGTTGAAATGTTTTTGGTTGATGTCGCGGATGGAAGCATTCACGGCATCCTTGATTTGTGCGTAAAAACCGTTGGCTGTTGCAAAGTTGCTCGATGTTAGTTCCGTCTCGTTCAAGCGGCGGCATATCTCATTAGCAAGGGATAGGTAGTTATAGGCCATCAGTTTTTCTCCACCACACGAATACGTACTTCTTGTTCGCGAACCGTTGCATCACTAGCTGTCATCCGGCAAACAATCTTGTACGTTGTAAAAGCAGTACCGCTGCCCAAGTAGATTGTGGCAACGGTGGTTGTGTTGGTTCGACTAATAAGTTGCAAGCCGTTTACAATCTGGCTATCTGACCAAGTTTGTAGCGTACCGTTCTCGTCGTAGATTTTCCAGACGAGGGATGAGATGGTGTCGCCGTCGAGAGCCGGACCCCAATTAACAGAGTAGTCCAGTTGGTCGTCGGGGTCTTTGTCGGGCCATTTAAGAGACATTACGCTGCCTTTCTGTGCGAACTTGTTTGTTTTGGAAGAACAGTAACAACCCGTGTTCTGTTGTAGGCGTCTGCTGCTGCTCCGGTGTCTACTGAGCGGAGTAGAAGCGCAGACGGTATAACGGTAACCATCCGTGTTCTGTTGTAGGCGTCGGAAGCGGCTCCGGTGTCTACGGACCTAAGCACTAAGGCGTTTGGAACGACGTAAACAAGATTCTTGATGTCGTAGGCGTTGGCATCGAATACCGTTATTGCATCGCTAGGTGCGGGAAGATTCAGGGTAAACGTACCTTGAACTCCGGCAATTTGTTTTGCAACGTGTACTGTAAGCGAACCGACGAAAGATGTTGCTGATACGCTCGAAAGAGGTTCGTCGACCTTCGGTTCGATTGTTCCAAGTGCCGTCGTACCAACCGTTCCGATAAGTTCTACGGAGAAACTGACTACGGGTTGGACTGTTCCGATAGAACCTGTTGCAGATACACTACCTAGTTTTTCCGTTGGTTGGTCTTCTACGGTTCCTACTGAACCTGTCGCAGAGACACCCAATATGCGAACCGTTATCTGTGGCTCGATGGTTCCGATAGAACCTGTTGCAGATACTCCAGATATACCAGCAGTGGTATGAACTGTCAGACTTCCGATGCTTCCTGTTGCGAATACTCCGGAAATCTTTTCGTCGATGTTGACCTGAACAGTTCCAACGGAACCCGTACCAGATACGCTATCAACTGGTTCGCTAACTCTCGGTTCGACGGTTCCAATAGAACCTGTAGCACTAACACTACCAAGAGATTCAACGATGTTGATTGTTAGTGTGTTAACCGCACCTGTAGCACTAACACTCCCTAGCCGTTCTGACAGGTCAATCTCAAAACCGTTGATTGCAACAGTTTGAACCGACCCTGTTCCAACAACTCCACTTAATGCAACGTTAGGTGCTACGACTCCATAAAGAGGAGAGCCATATACACCAGTACCGTAAATAGCATCTGAGGAGTCATAGAACGCCATGTTCCGATTCCTTAGGCGATGCGGATAACGGCGTTAGATGCGTCAGCAGCAGGAAATTCAATGGTGAGGTCACCAGCAGTAGCGGACACCGTACCACCAAAATCGATGACAGCAATAGCCTTGTTACCCTGCGACGAGTTGTAGATGATACAACCGTCAGCAGAAAGGGTAACGTTACTGAATACTTCATCGGTAAAATCAACGATGGCTGTCGAACTGTCGAGAGTAATAGATGCTCCATCAAGAGTCTGGCCCCCAGCAGAGTATCCTGTTCCGGATGCTTCGTCAGAGTTGCCTGTTACGTCGGAATAGTTGGTTGTGCTGGCATTGTACGTACCAGTCGGGGTAGCTTTAATCAGGGCTAGCTTGATAACGTCGGTATCCAAATCATGTGTACCGCCCAAGATTTCCTGCTTGAAGCTGTTGCACATAGCAGTTGTGATTGCCATTGGGGTATCTCCTCTTAGGCAGGTTTAAAGTGAAGTCTCGTAGTATTCTTCTAGCGAGATTGAAATATTCACGGCACTGTTTGCACTAGCAAGGCCGCGAATCTTGTCATCCTTTACAAGGAATAGGGGGTAGTCGGTAATCTGCAACAGGGAGTTGGCAGGTAACTCGACGGTTTCAGCGAGGGTGTGGTACGTGGTTGTCGCTGCTTCGTACCAATCGAGGCTAAATGTAACGGTGCTTCCCGACGCATTGTTGATGTAGATGCTGTTTACGTCGGTGTTGAATCGACCGGGAACCGTGTAGATGTCTTGGTTCGAGGTGGTCAGTTCGAGAGCAAGGGTTCGTTTTTTACGTTCGCTCATGAGGTTAAATCCCAAAATGCCAGACAGCCAATGATGTCGTCAGTTCCTGAAATGGTTCGTGCAGCCAGAGTATAGACATCGCTTGTGCCAGATATGGTTCGCCCAATTTGAAGGTCGAAGTTGTAGCCTGTGGGAACTATGGCGTCCCCTGAAGATTGGTTAGTACCCTTTGTATAGTTTTGCAATACGATTGTTCCACCGGAAAGAGCCGTTGCACTGACATCGAAGTCTACATTGTCAAAAGTGCTGGTATCGTAAGAAGCACCCGTAAGTGTCGGATTTTTAATAAGGGCAATCTCGTAATCGACGTTGTTCGGAATAGGAAAGACTGTGTAATACGCTGGCAGTACAACAGCGTCCAGACTGCCTGAGTTTAATCTGATGGACACA